TGTTATTTTGGCAAGTTTTTGTTTATTATCCACATAATTCTTTGTTGCCACATCTTGGGCATCAATAGGGTCAGATACATTTTGGATTCTATTATTGCTCATGAGAACTGGTTTATAAAATGTGGTATTTGCTTGTCCAACTGTCATAACATCATTTGAGAGACTGTCTTTGATATTATACACACCGCCAAGCATATTTATAATTGTGTTTGTGTTTTGGTTCATTAAATATTGTCCCGTATCAACTGTTATATCTGTTGGTGTTGCTCCGTTATTAATAGAAATAGCAGGACCTTTCAAATTTAGATTTGTTTGACCATCAACTGTCATAATATTAGTTGCTCTTAAATTATAATTTAAATTTATCATATCTGTATTATTGGCGTCTATAATCATTTTATTTGCACCGCCAATATTAAATCTATAAAACCCAGTAACATCATTATCAAATCCATCTACATTAACAATACCCCAAGTAGTAGAAGGAGCAGGGAATTGCACTAAAATGTAATCCGTTTTATCTTCAACTGCTCCCAATCTTGTGTCTAATGGATCAGTTATTGCCTCGACAGAAGACTTATTTATAGCATCATTGGGGTCGATTGCATTCCCTAAGTTTTGAATACGATTACTTGCCATTTGAACTGGTTTTTCAATTTGAATATTGTTTTGGTCAATAAATAAGACGGTTTCTGCGATACTGTTTCTAATAATAGTCGAACCACCATTCATATCGAGAATTGTTCCTGTGTTTTGTTTAATTGTTAATAATCCAGATTCAATATTTACATCTGATGGAATTGCATAATCTTCTAAAAATGTCAATTCGTCAATCCAACATCTTAAATCTCCCGTTGAATGTGTTGAATTAACAACTAATCTTATCCAATCATATGCGATTGATGCATTAGAATCATAAGAAAGAGTTGTCCCAAGAGTAGATAATGGAAAATTATGCGGTAATCCGATTTGCGTCCAATTAATATTATCATTAGAACCAAATAAATAAACTAAATTAGGTTGTCCATTTGTATTTCCGACACGCATATTTACTGTTTTCACTCTTACAGATTGGGATAAATTTATACTAATCCATTCTCCCAAAATACCATTTGTAGATTCTGCCCCAACATATACACCAACACCAGAATAACGAGAATTAGCACAAACCCATTGAGCTGTTGTTCCATCAAATGCTTTAAAACCTTCAAATGGACCCCCTGCTGTTGAACTTCTTTCGACTGTCCTAGGTGTTAGGTTATCGGTTTGAACTGCTAAAGGGTATAAACCAGTTTGAGAACCATTATTAATATCTAATTGGGGTTGTTTAATATTTAATGCTGTTTCACTGCTTATTGTTTCTGTTTTAACCTCTCCAAGTGTCGTAATATTACCATCAGATTCAATTTTTACAACAACATCATTAACATTATTTTTATATTCAATTAAACTCTCTGTATTTACAAAATCAGCTTTTACCTCTAATGGGTTAGTTGTAGCGATTAATATATTACTTCCTCCATCATATGCCTGTTGTAGGTTTGTTGCTCCTGTTCCTGCTTCTTCTAATGCGGTCTCATTACCAGCACTATCTAAAACATATACTTTATTATCTGGTTTTGTATATATTTTTGTTGTTCCTGCTGGTGGGTTTGATGGTGTTGTAATTTGTTGTGCATATTGTGTGGTTTGTGTTTCATTATTATCACTTTTAACAATACCCGAAAATGTTGATGTTCCAGCGATTGCGGTTAGATTTTGGGTTTTATCTTCCAATGGAGAAATGCGGTTTGTTATTAAATCTGTTATTTCCGATTCTACTTGTTGTTTTTGAATAGCATCAGTACTATCCACAGCGGCACCTATATTTTTAACAACCAATGATCCACAATTTAATTGACCAACCGATTCAACTAATGAAGAAGGTTCAGCGATTTCTCCTGTTCCATCTGATGCCTTATATAAGGTTCCACTAGTATATATTCCCGTTGTTGTCATATTATTTGACGGAACGACAGGGACTGATGTTCCAGAGGAATTTAATATGCTCAAATTAGTTTCAGATGTAGGCACAATTTTAAGATACCCAGGGGCTGGAAGATCTAATGTTATACCTTGTTTTATTGCTAATGATTCTGTTTGAAATTCTGAATCGTTTATTGTCTTTGTTGCATCAGGAGCCGTTAAATTTTGTGTTTTATCTTCTAATGGGGCTATTTTTGTGTCGTATTGGTTTTTAAATTCTTGTTGTAATTCATCTTGATTAACCGCATCAGTTCCAATAACACTTGGAGCGATATTTTTTAAATTATTACCGCCTAAATCAACATCAGAAGAACAAGTAATTGGACCAGCCCCTCCTGCTGGATTTTTACTTAAACTATTACATTGAACATTATTAATATTATTGATACTTGTATTATTAAATTGAACACCGAGAGGAGTATCTGTCATATTGGTACTTTCAACAGCACTTAATCCATCATTAGAATTAAATTTAACAATTTTATTTAATGCGGTTGTTCCAGTTCCAACATAGCTTAATCCTGATGGGTTGAATTCATCAGCACCCCAATAAACTCCACCAGAAGCATCAGTTTTTAAGACCTGTCCAGCTATACCCAAACCTGCTGGTTTAAGAGTAATAACGCTGTTATCTTGAGCTTTTGTCGTTAATGTGTCCGTGTTTGTAGTTCCGATAATATTAGTAATCATTGCAGTAGCATTTATATTTTGCGTTTTATTTTCTAAATCTGATAAATCAACTGGCGGTAATGTTGTAAATTGCACGGTTCCATCTCCATTTGATGTTAAATATTGTCCGTTTGTTCCTTGGTTTGGTGTTGAATAATCGAGTTTTGTTGTGTCATCGCATTCTACTTTTAAATGTCCTTCAACGCACATATTACCGTGACACGTCTCCCCACCTAACGGAGGAACTAGATTATCAACCTGTAAAACTTGCATTTGTGAAGCATCGCATTTCATTGATTTGCATCCTATTTCAAAAGCAAGTCCTTCACCACGATTATTATAGAATTTGTTCAAACTCATATTTATATATATATATATTATATATATAAATTTTATAATATGGATAATTATATCAAAGATATTGAAGATGTTGAATTATCTGGACAAGACTTAAAAAGGATGACAGGTCTAAATAATATAACCGCATATCATGATTTGCATAAATTCACAAATATCGATCAATTAATGGGGAATTCTGATGCTGTTATTATTCTATATGAAATGAAAGAAAATTATGGACATTGGGTTTTGCTTTTTAAAACTGGAAATAAACAACTTCAATTTTTTGACCCTTACGGATTAAAAATAGACGAAGAATTAAAATTCGCTCAATATAATTTAAGATTGCATAATGGTCAGATAACTCCACATTTAACATCTATAATAAAAAATAGTGATTATACTGTCCATTCTAATACGACAAAATATCAACAATGGAAAGCACACACTAATACCTGTGGCCGGCACGTAGCTGTGAGATATCTTTATAAAAATCTTAATCATGACGACTATAAAAAATTAATGACAAAACAAAAATTAAAGCCCGATGAGTATGTTGCATTAATGACGATGTTATTATAAAAAGTAAAATATAAATTATAATATTATATATATAATAATGGAGAGTAAAGACAATTTAGAAAATATTTATTATAATTTAACAATTTACGGAGATGAGATAAACCCATATTTTAATAAAATAGAATCAGATATAACAAGAACAAAACCATTAATTAATCATCCTGAGGATTATTTAGTTGGGGTTGAACGATTATCCGTAAGCACAATAAATATCCCTTTGTTTTTATGGGACGATAAAGAATTTATAATAACATTGGAATATAATGACCAAGATTTTACGGTTCCTTTACAATATGTTCAGACTACAATTGGAACGCAACTATATGGAAATTCTATATATACTTATACACAAATGTTAGATATATTAAATAAAGCATTATTAGATGCTTTCAACAATTTAAAAACGGTATATCCAACGGCACCACCAACAGAAGCACCATATATTATTTTTAATCCATCAACTAAATTATTTACTTTATACGCTGAACAATTATATGATTCATCTACGGACACAATAAAAATATATTTTAATAAAGAACTATATTCACTATTTCAATCGTTTCCTACTTTTTTTAGTGATGATCCAAGTAAAGTCCAAATATTAGTTTATAACCAGTTTTTAAATAGTGAGACAATAAATACAAAACCATATTATAAAATGATTGGTTCATATCCAACCCTTAGTTTTTGGTTTGATTTACAAAATATTGAAGTTAGAACACAATCAATTCCAATTTACCCAGATTTTGAACCAACATCATTAAATCAAACAGTTCAAAAAATAGGTGATTTTAATATTGTTAATTCTAATATAACCCAATCGCAAGTATTTCAATATTTCTTAGGTTCAAATGTCTTTTGGAAATCCCTAATTGTTAGTGAATCATTGCAAAGAATACAATTAAAATTTTATTGGGTTGATAAACGGGGAAAAGCCAGAGAAATGTATCAATCGTCATCCGACCCAACAACACTTAAATTAAGATTTAAAAATTTATATTCTGAAGTTGATGAAATGAGAAACGCAACAGAATTAATTGCATAAATCATAAATATGATTTTTACAATAATTGCGTGCAGTTTTAAGCTATTATAGATAGCTTTAAAAACTCCACAGAATTAATTGCATAAATCATAAATATTTTATAAAAATATATCTATTATAATATATATAATGTTTTATAAAGAAGATCCAAATTATATATATTATAATATTCGTATTAACGGAGACACAACCGAAGATATTCAAGCTGATTATTCAGTAGATAAAACAGTCGAAATATTAAATAACCCAAAAGAATATGAAATGAGCGTAGTTCGTTTTAAAATTCCTGCTGATTCTATACCTATATTTTTCTTTGAGGATAATAAATGGAGTTTATTAATTGAACGAAATGGTGTTGAAACCGATTCTTTTTTTCTTCTATTTGTCCAAAATACCAATGGAACTCCCATATATGGAAAACGAGGAATATGGACGCCCCAAGAGTTTGTTAATAGTACTAATGAGGCATTAAAACAAGCTTATTTAGATAGTGGATTAACCGATGATCCTCCTTTTATTGTTTTTGACCCTGTATCGAATTTAATGAGTATTTATAAAGCTGAATCCGAAGACTATAAAATATTTTTTAGTAAAACTTTATACGATAAATATGTCTCGTTTCCAACTGCTTCTTATGATACATCAGATATTTTTAAAACTGCTGAAATACAGACTGTTAATAACTATGGACAGAATATAATTCAATATAATGGTAAAGCTTACACAAAAACAACACAAGATTATATAAGCGTCAATAAATGGTCTATGGTTCAACAAATATTATTTAGAACGACGTTATTGCCTGTAAATCCAGAATTAGAAGGAAATATAACAAATGTCACAAGAGATATTATAACAGATTTCGAACCGATTGAAGCACCTTTTGATAAATCAAGTTATTATTATTTTGGACGAGGAGCATTAAGATATATAGATTTATTAAGTGAGCAAGAATTAAGAAGTATAGATTTAAGTGTTTATTGGAGAGATACAGGTAATAATGAATATAAATTTATTTTAAATAGTTTAACTCCATTGACTATAAAATTATTATTTAGAAAAAAATTAAAATATCAATATCAATAATTAATATATAATATAATATTTTATAAAAAAAAATTATATTATATATAATATATATATAATAATGGATTTAACGGGATTAAATGTAACAAATGTTAAAGATGCACGTTCCGCAGTCTCACACGCACAGATGAAAGATGCCCTTGTTTATCGTGGTCCATCTCGTATTCAAGAGGTAGTTAGACAGGCTATTAGTTGGGATAGTGCTATCGATGCTCCTCCTGTTCAAACACAATGGAGTATTCATCCTAAAACAACTGATATTATCGATAAACATATGAGAATTAGAGCATATTTTAGAGTAAAAGCTGTTGGTGGTGGTAATTTTAAAGTCGGTGATTATGATTGTCTTCGTCAGATGCCTCATCATGCTATCATTAATACAATGAATATCCGTATTAATGGCACAACTATTTCTGATACCGTATCTGATAAATTGCACGCTTTACTTAATTACGGTAATACAGCACAAGATAGAGTTAAAGCTTGGAGCACAAGTGCAGCTCAACCTGATCAACTTCAAAGTTATGTTAAATATACTGATGAAGGCAGTGCTCGTAATGTTATGGCTGATTATGGAGAGAATAGCGCTGAAATTAGTAGGGGTGGATTTACTTCAATTTATAAAGTAAATGATACTACTTATGATGTAGTTGTCACTGAACCTATTCTTATGCCTCCATTTTGTAATGGAATTGGTGAAGTTGAACAAGGTTTTGTTAATGTCAATCAAATGGATATTAACTTATTATATAATTCAAAAGTTGAGCGCTTATGGTCTCATATCAGTGGTGCTCCTAATCCTGAAACTGTTACTGGTGTAACTGTATCTCAGTTTAGAGCTCCCGAACTTTTATATAATGTGATCACTCCCGCAAGTTCTCAATTTTTACCAGCAATGCAAATTATGCCTTATTCTAGGTTGAATACTTATGCTAAACCATTTACATTTAATTCACTAAATGAAATTAGTAATCAATTAAGTGAAGCTTTTAAACTATCAATTGTCCCAGATTGCGTTTATTTGTTCGCTAAAAGGAGCCGTGCTGTTGAATCTTTTGAAACAACAGATACGTTTGCAAGTATTGAACGAATCAGAGTTCAATTTAATAACGAAACTCTATTCTCTACATCTAGCACACAAGAATTATATGATATTTCACGACAAAATGGACTTAACCGTGCGTATCCTCAATGGGCTAAGTACACTGGCTCTGTTCTCTGTCTTAAATTTGGTAAAGATATTGGATTGCCTGCTGATCTTGCTCCAAATGTTCAAGCACAAGGAACAATCGATTTTCAAGTTGAATTTAAGAACGTCTCAGAAGATGCCGTTGTTAATATGGAATATTTTACAATATTTCAGTATGGTGGTGTTCTATCAATTGCTGAAAACAGTGCTAATATCACACTAGGAAATCTCACAAAAGAAATTGTTTTAACTAGTGCTAATGCCCCTCATATTTCATCCAATCATCCTATGTTGCAAGGTGGAAACTTTTGGTCATCCTTGAAAAACATTGTCAATAAAGTTGCTCACGTTGTAGCTCCAGTAGCAGGTATGGCTCAGGTTGGGTTAAAAGCAAAAGGAATGAAAGGACTAGCTGATATTGCTGGTGATGTTCAATCAGGAGCCAAACTAGTGAGCAAATACACAGGAGGAGGTATAGTTGGGGGTCGTGTGAGACGCCGTTAATCATCTGATTTAAAATAAATATAATAATAGTTTAATTAAAATATTATTATAATTATTTATAACATATAACATCCTTTTTCATATATAACATATTGTGGAACCCATCTTTGAATTAAGACCCATCGAGATTTAAGATTGAGTATTTTATTAATTTGTGGTTTGTCCATCCCGCAGTATTTTTCAAGCGCTTGTTTTATAGCATAAACACCTCCTCCTGTCCCTGGATATATAATAATACTTGTGGATTCTAATATAATTCGTCTTGTGTATGGTGTTGAAAATAAATGACTCGTAATTAACATCCTTGTTTCGTAGTGGCGACCTGTTTCTAGCAAAGCATCAATCATATATTGAATTTTTTGTCTTATTGATTTATCGCCTATTGAATGACAGTCATCAAAAACAATTAATGATTGTTCAAAATCAGAATCCAAAAAATCGAGTTCTGCTACTTCATCTTTTGATATTCTAATAGGATCATATTTATCTAATGCTTCATCTTCTTGAACTGAACTAATTAAATAAACTGGGTCTTCTTTCCATATCTTTTTATATTCATTTATCCATTTCCCGCAAAAATACGATTTCCCTGCTCCCGATGGTGCTGATACATATAATTTTTCAACAACTGATTTACGTGGTATTGGTTGAATTATACCATCTGTAATCTTAATCTCTTTTAATAAATTTTTATTCATATCTTGAATAGCGTCATTATAAATCTTTTTTACTTTTTCCTCTTTTGGTTCTGTTCTTGTTTTTAAAGCCTTTTTCAATATAGTAAAATCTTTTTTCGGTATTTTTTTGTATTTGTCCAAAAATTCTTTTGACAAAATAATTTTACCATCATCTTTATTTAAATAAATATATTTATCTGGCTTACCCTTTCTTATTATTCTTGCTATTTTTTCATTTCCTGTTTTTAAACTAAACATAATTAATATATAATATATATATATAATATATATATAATAATGACGACTAACATTTATCAAGTTAATCAACAGTCTAACCCATATATGATTGGTTCTGTTCATCGTAGTAGGGATGCTATTTTTGGTGGTGCTTTGGATAACCAAGTAATTAAACCAGTTATTGAAACTGACCAGCCTCCCCAACAATCTATTGCTGGTCCTCAAATAGACGATTCAACAGGACAACCCCTTCCATCTGAATCCGTTGAAGCACAATTAGAAGAAATACAGAAAGTAAGAGAAATGTATAGAAAACAAGAATATAATAATTTAATGAAAAATATTTATCGTGTTTAATTATAAATGGATATTGAATTTCAAAAATTAACTAAGAAAAAACCGTTAGATGCATATCCTCCCGAACTTTTATATATCATTGATTTATTATCTGGACGGAATTTTATAAAAGATCAAGACGACATACAAATTTATGGGTCTTATACGTGGTTATCTCAACCTTATCCATCAGATGTTGATATGATGCAAGAGGTTAAAAAATGTTGCACTAATGAAAAAGTTTATATTAAAATGGAGGATATTATTAATAGTGTTGTTAAAGATGTCAATAGAATTAATACAATTTATTTGACAGAGGCTAAAATAGGTATAGATAATAGATATTTTGATTTAATCAATAAAGAAGGTTTTATTGATCATGATATTTTAGAAAAAGCACTAGAATTTAAAAATAATAAATTACTTACAGATGAAGAATATGGGATAATTAAAGATAATTATCCAATTAAAAATTATGCAAATGACTATAATATTTATACCATATTACGTAATAGATGGGTGTTAAGATGGGGGATAAACGATTTAAAAAAAGGTTATTTAATAGCAAATGGAAAAAAATTTAATATAGATAATGAAATAACCGATCCAAATTCACCAATAAAAATTGATATTGTTGCCCCGTTAAGTGGTAAATATATGGAAATAACTAATTTTTATGTATTGGTTGATAAATATGGAGACGTTTTAAATAGTGATGAAGATTATGAAAAACAATTAAAAGACCAAATAAGCGATTTTTTAGTAAATCCAAAAGAATTAAAAGCTTATAAAATGGCTAAAAGGATGTGGGCATTAACAAGGACATTTTATAAAAATACTCGTAATAATATATATGCTTCAAGATTACACACATTAACGACATTATTACAAGATCCAGTAGGGATATTATATCAAATTAAAAGTGAAATTGAAGCTATTTTAACAATATCACAACAAAAATTAAGTAGTGATACAAAAACATTAATATTTGAACAAATTGGAGAATGGAAAAATAGGATATCGTATGTTAAATTAAATAGTGTTTTAGAAAATGAAATATTTAAATTAATAAATGATATATTAGAAAAATTAAATACTAAAAATAAAATAGATGTTGAAACACTTGAAAAACTTTTAGATTTAATATATGGATATGTTAATAATTATGCTTTAAAATATCTAAAAAGAGTTAATTTATTTCCTGTTCCAATTGAATATTTAAATGATGTTTTTATAAAATATTTATGATATTAATTTTTTAACTCGTTCTTCTTGTGTTTCGATTTGTTTATCAATAAAATCATAAAAAGATGATTTTAAATCCAGTCCTTCTGGTAGATTACCAGTAATTTCATCAATATTTTTTAATAATTCAGTTTTTTTATCGTTGTATAAATCAACTAATTTATTAATATCTGTATCTGTTAAAGTTCCTTTACGGTGTTTTAATTGAAAGTTCTTTAATTTCAAACCAAGAGATGATGAAAACTTTTTTAATATTTGTTTTATTTCTACTTCAATATTTTTTGTTGTTGTTGTTGATTTTTTAACAACTAATTGTTTTTTATTTATCGTTCTAGGTTGTGGTTCTGGCTCTGGTTCTGGTTCTGGTTCTGGTTCTGGCTCTTGTTGTTGTGTTGGTTCTGGTTCTGGCTCATCTAATAATTTTTTTAATTCAATCATATCATTGTCATCTAAATCATTTGTTTCAGACTCTGTATCTGAATTTGATATAGTTATAGAATTATCTTTTTTATCGTATTGTTGCATTTTTTCTAACATTTTTTTTAATTCTCCTTTTTTAGTTTTTTTAGTGATCTTAACTGGTAATCCTGATATATCAGATAGTCTTTTAACTTCTATTAATAATTCTTGTTTTGTAAGCATAATATATATAATAATACTATATATTTTTTTTTAGAATAAAAAACGGTTATTATTTGATAATTAAAATATTATATAATAATATATAATAATGGCTGAAATTAATAAAAAAGTGTTAGATAAATTAACTGATGATATTGGAATTCCTAAGAAAAAAAAAAAATCTTTTTTAAGAAATTTTTTTAAAAAGTATAAAAAAGAAATTAAACTAGCTTCTGGAATTGTAAGCGGAGCATCGCTCGTTGCTGTTATTGCTTTTTTAATAAAATTATTTTTTAATAGTCAAGCCGAAGGTGGGAGAGAGCTTGATGATGATGAACGCTTACGAGAACTTGTTGTATTTCTGGCTGATAGAATTGCTGAACAAAGACTTGCCCAACAAGAAGAGGAAGAAGAAGAACAACCTCAACTTGATGATATACTTGCTCCCCCAGCAATTCACGAACAATATATACCAGTTGGGGCAGGTTTAACTGGTGGAAAATTAAATAAAAGGGATGTTAAAAAAGTTAGTTCTTTATTAGATAAGATAGCTAGACTAATGGGCATACCTAGGCATAAAAGAATTAAGTTTGTTAATAAATTCTATAAAAAACATAAAAAATTAATAGATAATATCGCTGGTGGTGTCGCAATAACTGCTTCTATATTAAGTGCTCTTGCTATAATTGCTCATAATTTTATATTAGATGAGGAAGAAAGAGGAGAAGATTATAGAGATGATGTATCAGATATAGTTGTTGAATCCGATGACGACGATGACGAAGATGACGAAGATGACGACGATGAAGAATATGAAAGATTTGATTATACTGACACAAGGGGAGCTGGTCTTGTTGGTGGTTCTTTATCACGCAAATTACGACGCAGATTGAAGAAAATAGGACGACAATTAGGGGTTCCCGCAAATAAAGTTAATAATTTTGTTAGTGGTTTATATAGAAAATTTAAAAGAAAAATAGATAAATTAGATAAAAGAAGTAAAATCGCTGGTATCACTGCCGCAATAGTAATCGCTTTAACATTACTAGCAAAAATGTATCTAGCATCACAAGAAGGCAATGATTGGGTCGAAGATGGAGACGAAGGAGTTGAAATATTTAGTCCAAGAGAAAAACAAGAAATGATACGAGAAAAACCACTAGAAGAGAGAATGCGGGATATTGGATTTCGTCCCGAAGAACGCCCATTAAGGGATAAGCCTAAAAAAACTCCGTTAAGAGTTGAAGAAGAATTAATTTTGGGTTTGGAACCTACGGAACGAAGGAAAAAGAAAAAGAAAAAAGAAAGAGATCCATTTGATATTCAATTTGAACCACCATTAGGAATTGAAGGAGAAACAATCGAAGAAGAAGACAGTGAATCGGAAGAACACGCTAAAAAAATCGCCGACATGCTCGAAAGATATCAAGCAACAAGGGAAAAAGAGAAAGTAGAAATTAAAAAAGAGAAAAAGAAGAAGAAAAAGAAACGACAACGGAAAGTTTTATTAGAACAAACAGAAACAAAACAAATAGATATTGACCCAACTCAAAAAATGAGCGGATGGCAAAAGCACTTATCCGAAGTATTTATGGAAAATAAAGGGTCAGGTAAATCCAGAGAAGAAATACGTAAAATAGCTTCTGAGAAATGGCAAAAGAAAAAAGAAGAAGAAATTAGGAAAGCGTCAGAACAAGAAAGAAAAGAACAAAAGGAAGCATTAGAAAAAGTTGAATCGGATGTTTCTAAATTAAAAGCAGGTAGAAAAGCACGAGCTGAAGCAAGGAAAAAAAGAAAAGAGAAAGAGAAAGAGAAAGAACAGAAGGAAGAAAAGGAAGGAAAAGAAGATAGCGATTTTATTAAAAAAATGGAAAAAATAGCTCAAGAAATTAAGGAAGGTGAAAATAAACCAGAATCAATCGAAACTTTGAGAGAAAAAGCAGAACTAGCTAAATTAGAAAAATTCCAAGGGATGGGATTAAAGAAACCTAATAAGAAAAAAGCTAATAAATGGATAACCCATCTTAAAAAATATCATAAGGAACATCCTAAATTAAGTTATAAACAAGCTATGGTAGAAGCCAAGAAAACTTATAAAAAATAAATATATTAATATTATAAATGAATAGTAGTATAATAATAACAATTGGTTTTATATATTTTAATCCTCAATTTTCAATTGATTTGTTAAAAGGGACTGCTCAAGCATCTTATTATATTGCTGGTGAAGTTGTTGATAAATCTGTTAAAAGTTATAAATATGTTAAAAAAAATCTTTATTAATTGTAATGAATATTATTAATAAAGATTTGTATAAAAAAGTAAAAGAAGAAGCAGACAAAATATATAAACGCCCAACAAGTGCATATAAATCAATGTGGATTAGTAAAAGATACCAAGAATTAGGAGGGGCATATAAAGGAAAAAAACAATCCTTAACAAATAGATGGTTAAAAGAAAAATGGGTTCAAGTAATTCCATATTTAACAAAAAATGAAATTATTGAATGTGGAGCAGATAATAAACAAAATAAAGTATGTCGTCCAATGATTAGAATAAATAAACAAACACCGATGACATTACCAGAATTAATGAAACTACATTCAAAAGAAGATTTATTGAAGCTAGCTAGAAAGAAAAACAGAGATATGGAGGGTCGGGCGATGTGGAAACAAATGAAATTTATACCGAGTAAAAAAAATATTAAATAATTATAAATGAATATTATTAATAATTATTTAATATCTGATTTATGCGAAATTGTTAGAAAATATTTAATAATATCTAAAAATCGAGTTCAATATAATAAAAATGATATGTTAGATGAATATGAAACGTTTATTTATCATTGTGATTGTATTCATAAACCGTATAAACCATCATTAATAAAGATGGATATAGATAATATAAGTGATGTAGATTTAGAAACAGAATATAATAATTATTTAATTAATATAACTGAATTAAAATCTTAATCTACGGTTGCCTTGTATAGGCCTTGGTCTTCTTCTTCTTCTTCTATTATCTATTTCACTATTTAATTCATTATCCATTTGATTTAATGTTGTTATTGTATCTTGTTGTAATTGTGCAGTTTCAATGCCTAAATGAACATCTGATATTGCATTTATACCGCCTCTGATCATTTGTTGCGCATCTTCAAGCATATTAATTGGTGTATCATGATTTTGTATCATCGGTCCAATAATTCCATCAATATCTACTCCTAATCGTTCTATTTCTAATGTTCTTGTGTCTATATCACCTCGTATATCTTGAACTAATAAAGCGATAGCGCTTATAGTAAGAGATAAATCATTTAATTGAGTATCATCATATTTCTGTTCTAATGATAGGTCTTCCTCTAATGTCCCGCCATATTTTTTTTCTTCGTCGTCCTTTCCTTCCTTTTCTTCTTTTTCTTCCCAATAACTACTAGGGAAATTGCCTAAAAGATTATTATAAGAATTTGAGTCTGAAAATCGGGCTCTTGATGACGAATCAGACATTGCTTCCTCACTAACGCTTGGTAATGATACTATAGATACGCTGGGTTCTCTTGCATAGTCGTATATAATTCTATGAACATCTCCTAGCTCATATGGGCTATGCAGTTGTAATTGTAGTTCTGTTTGCGCATTGTCCAATCTCCTGAGATCTCGTCGTGTTTGTGTCGATGGTGATGGCGTTGGTGTTGGTGTTGGCGTTTCTAAACATTTTGGTTTAGAACAACCTGCGCCCCCTCCTTTTAATTTACGATTTCTAGCCATATTATATAATATTATATTAGATAATATTATTAATCATATTCATCATTGTGTTAAAAGTATTAGTTATATGTGTTAATATATTATTTGCTTGTTGGTTTGGTGGAAGAAAAGTATTAATCATATTTACACCTACTGATAAATTATTTCCTAGATTGATTAAGTCATTACGATTTGTATAATTATTTTGTGTAATTGTAGTAAAAGCATTAAAAATTTGTTGCATTGCGTTGTTTATATTGTCTATATCAAAATTACCATTTCTAAATAATGTTATAATTTCATCTACATTATTAAAAACAGTGTCAAGTCCTTCTTCAATTGGTTGTCTGGATGCTGGTCTTAATCGTTCATCAGAATCAAGGGCTCCTCCTTTTTGTTCGTCTTCCTTGCCTTCTTTTTCTTCTTTTTTCTCTTCCCAATATGATGGTGGTTGCTCGTTTGTCTCATAAGAGGGAGGAATATGGCGATTCCTGCTCTGTATTTCTCTAATTCGTCTATTTCTTTCGGATGGGCTTATGTCGAGATAGTCTAAATAAGATATATCATCAACCATATCATTACGATACTGATAATCAGGGCTTGTGACTATTTCATATGGTGGTGGCGGAGCGGGTCTATGTTGATGATACGAAGGCATACCACTAGCTATATGATATGGAGGAGGAGAAGGAAATAATTCCCGCATCCTTGCTTCAAGTCTTTCAGAACTGGCGCTTCTCGGTAATCTTCGCATATTATATATATTATATTAGATATAAATAATATTATTAATTTCGTTGATAACCGCTTAATGCCATATTCGATGCAATTCTATCAACTTCTAATGAGAACATTAGATCGATCATTTCTGATAATTTATCATCGCTTAATAAGTGTATTTTGGTTCCTTCGTATGTTAAATTTTGTATATCGCACCATTTCATAGCACTAAATTTTTTCCTTTCTTCTTTGTGTTCTTCATACCACTTTTTATACTTCTCTTTTGTCGTTTCGTTATATAATTTTTTTCTGTATGCATAATATTTTTCTTTGTTCTTCTTCTGATAATCCATTGTATATTTTATACATTTTTCTCGATTTTCTTGATAATACTCTTTATTTCGTTTTAGCATTAATTCTCTATTATCGTAATAAAATTCCCTACTTCTTTCATTAAGTTTGGCTTTATTTTTTCTATAATATTCTTTATTATACTCCTTAGTTTGTTCTCGTTTTAGTTTGGCTTTTGCTAGTATTTTCTCTTTGTTTCGTTCGTAATATGTTGCCATTGTAAATATATATATTGCATAATCTTTAAACCATAATTTTATTTAAAAAATGTTTTAAAAATTATTAGATTGATATGATTTTTAAAATATTTTTTTACTTGTTTTTTTTTTGCCATTGTCAAAATTTTCACAATTAAAATATTTATAATGATTTATTTATTAGATATTCTTTTATTATTACAATTTAAACAACATAACACGCAGTTATCTTTATTATGTCCTTGTTTGTTGTCTAATCGTTCAATTGTTGCTAGTGTTTTATTATATTCAATATATTGCATTTCTACTTTACACCAATAACATTTTTTATAATCCTCTATTAATCCTTCAACAAAACAATAATCAATAAATTTAACGGGGTCATATCTATTGTATTTTTTATCCTCATTCCTGCTATGATATATCATTCTTTTAATTGTAATTTTAACTGGTTCTCCACATTCTTTACATTTTGATTTTATTCTATTGTGTTCACATATTGAACCGCCTCCACATTCTTTACAAGTTGATTTTATTCTATTGTGTTCGCATATTTGGGAGCCTCCGCATTCTTTGCAAGTTGATTTTTCTCTTTTGTGTTCGCATATTGAACCGCCTCCACATTCTTTACAAGTTGATTTTCTTCTATTATGTTCGCATATTTGGGAGCCTCCACATTCTTTACAAGTTGATTTTATTCTATTGTGTTCGCATTTATTTCGTTGTCTTATTTCTTTTTGTTTAATCCTGCATTCATCGCACGATTTATTAAATTGGTCTTTTCTATTCTTACTAAAATATTTAATAGGTCTTTCTATTTTGCAGTAATTACAATTTCTATTTTCCATAACTTATTATAACTTATTATAAGTAATATATTTTTAAGTCATTTTTTATTTAAAAAATGTTTTAAAAATTATTAAATTGATATGATTTTAGCCCCTTGGTTTTTGCTTTGATTATTATAAAATTTTAATTTTTTTTTATTGAAATAATTAAATCTGTGGATAAATGGTTTAGAGCAGTGAGGAAGCTCATATTTAAAAATAAATGTTCCATCGTCCTGTTTTTCTAATATGCCCGTTTCTGTGTCTCCATATTCATATTCGTCCCCAAATCTTTCAAAGAATTGTAAAGTTATGTTCATTTCTGTCATTGTTTTCTATTATATATTAGTGTTAAATCTTTATATCCTTTTATGTGTTTAATCTTTAAGTCATTTTTGGGATTTTGTGTGGATATTTGAAATGGGGATTTGGGTGATTTTAAAAATATATATAGAAATTTCAGATTTTTCCCCTATTTTATTTTTGGGATTT